CGATTGATGCTGCTGCTGGATCGCCACGATTTATTGTTATTGTATGAAGCATTCCAGATTTTGAACTAATCTGATTAGTCGCTGTTAAATGCTTCCAACTAAATGCTCTTTCTAATGGATTAAAAGGCATATCTTACCTCCATATAAGGGCGGCATCTCTACCGCCCGTTTAAACTTAATTAATCCGAGCCTCCCATGTAGGTTGCTCTCCAATCAAGCCTAGTTCCACCAAAAACAACACGAACTCTATAGAATACGTTATCTGTGGCAAAATCGCCATCCATAGGTCCAACCGCACCGCCTCCAACTGATACTTTGTCGGATGCTTTCATGCAAATTTCTGGTACTTCATGTCCCAAAAGGTGTGCAACTTCAAGAGCTGCTATATCTGCAGGATTAGCAAATAAATACCAACCTGTGTTACCACTGGGCGTAACATCCATTACTGGCAGATAAGGATCAATTATTAAGGTCAAACCCATTTGAGAGACCACATTGTTCGTTGGATAAGGAACCGCAGTAGCAGGAACATTGGTCGTTGCAAGCCACATCTTAGTTGCCGAAGTCAGAATTTGTCTTGCTGTCATTTCAAGAGCAGGAGGAACTACCAAGAATTTAGCCCTGTTCATTATTGGTTCGCCATTAGCATCTAAGAAACCTGCCATAGCCTGAAGTCCAACTTCTAAGCTTCCAATGGTCAAAGCAGTAACAACTCTATTAGCCTGACCACCAGCAAGTTGATAGAGAGTTGCATTATCAGCATATAATCCAGTTGTGATTCGATGTTCAGTTCTTACTGCAGCCCTTGCAAATCTTTCCGGTGTGTCTTTAAGAGCTCCTAAATCATCATTGATCAAGGACTCCCAGCTAATATCAAACTGGCGACCATATTTCTTAACTGATAGATCATAGTGACCTTCGGTTCTTTCACTAGCGAGATACTCACCCTTCTCAGCTACCTCAGCCAAGTACTGGTCTCCACCAGTAATGGCAAAGCGTCTCGATACTTTAAAATCCTTAACAGTTGACATCTTTACAAATGCTTTCCATACTGGATCAACAGCTCTATAAGAAGCTAAGACCTGCCTGTCTAAAATATCGCCAAATAGATAAGGAAAGTCTGAAGTTGTCAGAGCTTCTCTTATCAAATATTCATGACGATGTTGAGGCAATCTCTTTGCATTGCTCAATAAGTCAATTGTTTCTTTCAACTGAGCTTCCCAATTTTCAGGTTTCTTTACATCTGAAAGGGCAGTATATCCCTTCCAGTCTTCCATTAATTTCATAAGTTCCATGTTTTTCTCCTCTGTTTATTTATTTTTTTTAAAGAAGGTCTGCAACCACTTTAGGTGAAACCTTCAAAGTTAAATTTTAATGAATTTGTCGAGAGCCATTAAAACTGACGGCTCAATCTCCAACGTTTCAGGCAAAGTCACTACATCAAGTACGATTTCGACTTCCTGTTTCATTAGTTCCCCATATTCAGCAATAAACTTTGGGTATTTATCACTTGTTGGATTTACCCTAGTTCGATTGGGTACTTCAGGGTCAGGTTCTCCATAAGTGATAATTAACCCTTGTCTTACCTGTTCAATGACTTGTAGTTGTTCGTTAAGTTTAGCAGCGAGTTTTGCCAACCCGTAACTTACTTTAACAGGCAACCTTTCAGCCATTAGTTTTTGTAGAGGTTCTTTTGAATTAAAGATTTCACCATTTGTCAGTTTCATTTTCTCTCCTTTTTATGCTTCGTACAGATTTACATATAGAACATGATCATGTCCAGAACCATTGACCCGTATTAGAGCCAAGGAACCTACCTGAGTTGTACGGTTTGTCGGAGTCATCCCGCATATTGCAGGCTGAGCGGCATAGAATATGGCAGTATCAGCAGAACCACTGATATTTCCACCAATTCCAAAAGCATATACATCTCTAGGTTGGGCAGGTGACATGATACATTCTGCTTTCAGCCCGTATATCACTCTAGCGGTTGCATAGTCTACAACTGCTCCACAGTATACTCCGTTATTCTGCGCAGCTATCTCATAGGCAGCTGGTGCATCGAAAGTAGTAGCAAGATTTAACCAAATACCACCACCATATACCCAGTTACCTGTCTGAACTCCGCCTACGTTGGCATCAAAGTAGCAGGCAATACCCACATCGTTTGTTCCTGCTCCAGCAGTAGCTTTAATCTGAAATGCTGAACTTCCTGCGGGAACTACAGGAACAGTGAGTAGAAGGGTATCTACTCCTGCATTGATAATACTCGGTCCCCATACGAGACTAGCATCCCTGCTATCGCCAAAGTAGAATGGTTCGAGATCAAGAATAGCATTGTCAATCGGGTCCCAATGAACCTTGACAGCAATAGTTTCGGTTAGTCCTGCGCCAACATGACCCAGTGCATAACCGAACGGAACTTGAGTTGCGGCAGTTGCTATCTTACTTACGATACAAGGGGTAGAGTTAGCGATGTATAACCTATCGCCACCTTCGATAGCACTTGCTCCACCATCATCCTGAGCAAAACAGTCGATAATCCAGATGCCTTCAGTGTCCACAGTAATCAAATCAGTAGCAGCCGCAGCACTCTTAAATGCTACGCCCACTCCCTGCAAAGCCACTGTCCCAAAAACAACGGGATCACCTTTGTCCACAAGCCCATCTGCATGAGCATTGTGTATTAATTCACTCTCTAAAAGAGTGACATGTCTACCTTCATAGGTAGAAGAAACTTCTTGTCCTGCGGGCTCTACGTCCGCAATAGGATAAACTCCAAATGTAGGCATAATATTTTACCTCCTAGGTTATTTATAACTAATTTTTATTTAGATAACTAATTTTTATTTAAGTCGGATATTGGCTCCACCAAAACCACCAGAACCAAATCCATGGTACGCCCATCCAATGAACTTTTACTGCTATAATTTCAGTCCCTGCTCTAGCAATAGCTTGTAAAGCATAACCAATAACTGCCCATGCAACAGTTGGATCATCAGTAACTATTCCCATGTCAGTTATAAACAATGCTTGCCCTACCTTTATTTCAGCAACAGCCACTACTGAGAGTCTCCATATTCCCTCAGTATCAATTGGTATATTCTCTGATTTTGAGGTCGCAGATTTTAAAGCTATTCCTACTCCGTCCCAAAAGGCTACGGGTTGGCCCTTATCTACAAGTTCATCTCCAGGATCTGCATGAATTAACACGCTTTCTTGAATATAAACATGCCGTCCTTCAAAGGTAGATGAGACTTCCTCACCTGCTTTACGGTTTGGATCGTAGTAATAATTAGTGCCTTCTTCTTCTGGTTGTTCTGGACCTACCATGATTTATCTTCCTTCAGCAGCTATTTCAGCTTCCTTATCAGGCAACCCAAGTGTCTTAAAAGACTCTACAAGAGCCTTACGATTCTCTTCTGCACTTACTGCCGTCTTTCCTAAACCCTTAACTTTTCCTGATTCCTGAATGGAAGCAATATAATCTTTTTCAGACTTTATCGCTTCTTCTATTCCATCAGCAGTTTCAACGTCTTTAAACTTCTCCAGTATTTTTGACTTTGCAGCCTCAGGTAATTCAGATTTGCCTACAGCTTCGTCTATTAAGGACTTTGCCTCAGCTTTCTTTTGTGCCCTTGCCGCTTCTTCCATCTTGATCTTAAGTTCGTCACGCTCTGTAGTTAAGGTTGTAATTTGCCCTTCTAATTCTTTTATTTTCTCTTCCATTTCCATAATTCTTTTAACCTCCTTGGTTAATTCAGTTCTAGTCTCAGTTTTAATAACTTCAACTAAATCTGGTCTTAATTCTTTAAGCTGGTTAATCTCTATTAGATCTATGTCTATCCTTTCAGATTCATAAAATTCTACCGAACCGCCAGCACCTGGTTCAGTAACAAAATCAACTGACCTTGCCTTTATTAGCTTCTCCACTAACTTCGTCTTGATACCCTCAATCTCAGCATCGGAAGCTGAGCCAATTGCATTGATTGAAATGCCCATCTCTGAAAGCATCTCTGAATCTCGCAATCTTGCTAACTTCGCCTGCAGCCAGGGTTCAACTATCGTGGCCTTACCAATAATAGTTCCATCTTCTTTAACTTCAACGTTATTTAAAGTTCCCACCCAGTCCCTGATAGATCTTTCAGGCCGTGCTTTATCTTCAGCCGGGGTGGGATGATCAGCATACATTTTTGCACCTTCAAATACTTTATAATCTCGTTTTAATACCTCAGCCGGGTAATATCTTCCATTACCTTCATTAAAACCAGACTTGATAATTGTCACCGTAGCAATACCTTTATCCAATTTAGCTTCTGACAATGAAACATAGCTCGTTAATTCTTCTCTCTTCTCAACTTCTTTAACCCATTTGGGAATGTCTTCATCTTTAACATCTAAATTCTTGTACTCAGAACGGATTGTTCTCTTTACCTCTATTAAATCAGCAGAAGGTATTGCTACTTTTTGTCCTCTAAAACCGCCAGGACTTAAAGCAGCTGCAGCTTTACCTAATTGCATTCTGGTTATCTTTTTAGCAAGATCTTCCCATAGTCTCAATTTCCATTCAGACGACTCTTCTTTACATGGTACATAAGCATAAGCCTCCGCAGGAAACTTAACGCCATCTTCAGTTTTCATTATAGCCTGCTCTTTTAGCCAGACTAAAGTTGATTCGGCTTCCTTGATTGCCTTTTGAGTTTTAACCTCGTCTGGTAATTCACTCGACAACAGTTCCTGGCATAGTTCAACTATCTTTTTAATACGAGCTGCATCAATAGAAGCATTCCGCTTACCGACTTCCTGAATTATATTAGAATATACAATCTGCAAGGATTCAAGCGGGGTATAGATAGTCTGCTTCTTGACTTTTACTGGTTCACCAAAAGTTATCTTGCCTTCAGTATCAATAATATATGATACTTTATAATCGACTCCATCTTTACGATAGATAAGTTCAGTATCAAAAACATCAGCAATCCAAGCACCTGAAGGAGTATGAACCTCTTGTGAAGGAAATTTTATCTCTAAAGCAACCTGAAGTAGATTTCTCTTATCATCATCACTCATTGATTCTTTCATCTTTGCCTCCTTGGCAACCCAGTTACCTTTAGTGTCTTTCTTATACTTATTCTTAACTGCGGCCCAAGCAACAGCATTGCACTTTTCCTCGTTGCCTTCATATTGCTTATATGCAGAATTATAAGCAGCAAGAAATATCTCCTGAGCACCAGTTGGGAGATTGTCCTTAACCGGTGATGGCAGTTCACTCAACTTTTTATATGGCATATTTGCCTCCTATTTTTATCTCTTTAATCTGGCTGGTGCACAAGCGCAGCGGCATCCAGGAAATCGTGGAGGGGTCATATGGCCACTTGGAAATGCTTGATCAAAGGGAATTACCCCAGCCGCTTCATTTTCTCGGCAACCATCAGAAACTTTATCATCGCCAACCGTTACCCATTCCTTACCATCAATTCCTATCTCTTCACCATTGTCATCAAAGGCCTGCCCTAAAGCGGTCGCCGTCTCAGTTTGTGCAATTAACTTTCCCCTGTTTACACTCATATCCTGTATTTCTTTTCTTATGTCTCGACCAATACCAGCCACGCCTCGTTTGTTTGCTATTCCATCACTGATAACCTTAGCTAAGCGGTTCTTTGTTTCCTCATCCATCTGAGTTACCAATTTGGCAGCGTGCTTTTCTGCCCAAGTAATTGCCTTAGTACTTGGTACTCCCTCAAAGGCAAGCCCCCCATATTTCATCATCTGAGCGGAACCAGCAACATAGGTAGTTGTTAAGTGCCCAATTACCTTTGTTGCAAGTCCAACATTCAATATTTTTAAGATAGGATCCAACACCTTACCAGCATCGCCTTCAATCGATTCTTTTATATTTTTAGAGTAAATCTTCTCCAAGTCTTGATAAGGAAAGGCTTTGCTCATGGCATTAAAATAATCAACTAAATCCTTTTCCATCCGATCAGCGAGCTTTACGTTTTGCTTTGCGTTTGGATTGCACGGGATCTCGTCCTGTAGCTTTCCCAGTATCCCGTTGATCTCCGTTTTTACCGTCATCTTCCTCTCCCGTTCCTTTGCACTTATCACAGATAAGCTGGATCAGGCCATGTTCAAATTCAAGATAACCTTTCCCATTACATCTTTTACATATCACTTTAACGTCTCCTTAAAACTCTGAAGTGCTTTAATAAGTGCAACAGTTTTATTGCTTTCCTCAATTCCCTCTAATTTTTCAATAGCTTGAGCTATATCTTTAACCCCAATAGACATTAACGCTTGCTGTAAGACATCTTCTGAAGTTGCCAGTCTTGGGATAGCAGGGATCAATGCCGCTATATTCGTAGCTATTGTCGAAGCTTCCTCGGGTGTTATTGCTGGTAAATCAAAATCAAAAATCCTATCTGCTTCTGCTATGTTATTGTGTTCCAATACAATATCTGAAATGTCTTTGTATGCTTCAAGCCAGAGCGTCTGATAAGAATTAAACATCTTAATCATTGGAAGCTCAACGGTCTGTGCTGTCGCTAAACTGCCAACAGATATATCCCCAAAGTATTGTTCCGTTATTCCAAAGGCAGCACAAATTTGCAACTTAAGCATTCGCCCATCCTGATAAGCTCCCGAGGCGCCGGTATCTGTTTTGATAGGTTGAGTATCTGAACCCATATTTTCAATCAACCAACTACCAGCATCTGGCTTTGTTTGATCTACTTGAGCTTTTATCCCTGCTACTGCCTTACTTCCGCCTGTTGCCTTTGTCTTCCAGGCAAACCGAGCTAGGGCTAATATAATCGCTACCCTAGAGGCTAAGAACTGCCTAAAGAGTTTGATCCAATCCATAGCAGGTAAAATTAATGGTAGACCGTCAGGCTCACGCTCAATGTGATATATTATGGCCTCTTGATCTGATGTCCTCGCTTGACCATACATGTCTAGAGTGCTTTCATCTTTTATGTTCTGCCAGGACCTATAGCAACCTTCTTTTGCTCGTCCTTGCGAATCAATCCATTGCCGCTTATAATATCTTACATCCTCTAAGTCATCTGGATTAGTAATGATTTCGGTTATCTCTAAGGGATCAATCCTTCTGATCGTTACCTTTCCTTCAGTACCTAAAAATAAGGCAAAGTAAATGCTACCATCTATAAGTAATTTATAAGAATTTTGTCGCTGCCCTTTACAGGATAGCACTGGTTTATTTATACGAGCGGCCCAAAAATTATCTAAGATCTTCTTTGTTGTTGTTTTTTCATTATTAACTTTAAGGATTAGACCTGAACCAAGCGAATAATCACTCCATAATCTTAAAGCCTGAACTGTTAATGGATCAATCGACCCATAAAATCGGGAACGCTTGATTATGTCTCTCTTTTGTGAGACGCTAAATTCAGCCTTTTGAGATAGCTTACTGAGATTTATCCAGCCCTTATCTTCTGAAGAAAAAATGTCTTCTATAGATTTATAAGATTCTTTCAGGATTTCTTCGAGCTCAGTTTCTACTTTAACTTTATCTTTCTCTTTCATTTAAACTCCTAAACATCTTAACATAAGCTTTTATCTTTAAACAAAGAAGAATAAATTTATCAACTCTAAATGTCTCAACATATTCACCATCTTTCATTTCTCCTTTTACGAATTTTATATACCAAGGTAATTTAGCCATTCTCACTCTCCCTTAAAAATCTATATTGACTAAATCCATCGCGTTAAAGGTTACTTTCTTTTCTGTCTCTTCTTCAACAGACCCTAACTTTCCAATTACTCCATAGTCCCTTGCATCCATCCCATGCGACCAAATATGCGTAGTCTTATCAGTCAGTTTTCCATTCTTATCTTCAATGTACCGAAAGTTTCGTTGTTCTTTGATGCATTTAATTGAATCTTCTGTCCAATATTGTCTATACTGTCTAACTTTTTGATGTCTATATTCAACGCTCCCGGGGCCTTTCTCCACGCCTTTAATGTTAAATCCCATTAAAGATATTTCCTCTATTGACTTTGGTTCTGCCGAATCTGCAAATATTTCATCATAGTGTTTTCTAACTCCAAGTTCTTCGGCTTTCACGCCTATATTTTGATTCGTAAGTCCTACTTCATAAATCAATTCCTGAGAATACAAAGAGTCTCCGATTATCACATTCTTAACCAAGGCCGTTACGTCGGTTGAAAATCCAAAGTCAAGTCCGTAGAAGTAGTCTCCTTGCGGAAGTTCTTTGACTATTTCAAAGTGAGGATATACAAGACCTTCAATCTTACCAAGCCTTCCAAGTCCATATACATTCCACCAGTTCGGGTCTTTATCTTTATTGGATTCAATGTTCTTAATAACTTCCTGCGGTACTACATCAAGAGCATCCTGATATGTACTGTGAATATAAGCATTCTCAGGTTGACCTATCCAATGTTCATGGGCCCAAAACTCAGATACAGGATTCCAATCTGCAAAAGTAAATTTCTTAGTTCTTATGTCAAGACCTCGTGCTGTTTCCCAAGGTATATTATTAGCTTCATTTATGAATAAAATGTCTCTTCGTGGTCCTCTTATCTTATCCGACTCATCAGCACCAAAGAATTCTATAATCCCATTTCCAAAGTTATAGATATGTTCTGTCTTGTTGTATCTTGAATTGTTATCCTGATCCTCACCTAAAATATTAAAAAAGTCTCTGATAGCGCCCTTCCTTAAATGAGGCAAAGATTCTGAAACAACTGAAATAAGAAGCTTTGACTTTGCACCTTTAGCTATAAGGATAAGAAGTTGGAGAATACTGTAAGTCTTCGAACTGTAAGTTCCACCTTCGTGAAGACAGCGCCTAATGCCATTTCTATGATTCAACCATGCTTCTGCGCTTTTTTCATAAATCGAGGTTGTTATAATGTTCAAGTCCCTTCCCCTTTTATAATTTCTTCAGTAAGTTTTTTAGCATCTTCGGAAGATACGGTTATATTTATAGGAGTTTTATCACTATTATCGCCTTCACCAATAACCGATTTTTCAAGTTCTTTTGCTTGTTTCAAAGAATTTATAATATTGAATAAATCAGAAGTTTTAATTGCAATTACATCTGAAGGTTTTAACGGCTCTTGGGTTTCTTGAAAAATAGTATCAATCATTCTACCTATTCCTCGAATAAACTTATCTAACTTCTCAAATAAGTAGATATCAAGTGGAGCTATCTTATCTGAAATCTCATTTATTACTTTCTGTTCAGTTTTTGTTCGTCTTTCGTTCCTATAGTGTTCTCTTTTGTCTACCCATTTTTCCTTAGAAGCTTTATCGCCAATATTCGAGAGAGAAACATCATATTGTTCTGCTAAATCACGAGTAGAAGGAAATTCTATCTTCCCATCTTTTTCAATGCCATAGATATATTTATTACTTATCTCTTCCCAATTAATATGGTTATGATTGCTCATTTCACCTCTCTATCGGAGCAGGTAAAGGAGGAAAAACCTGCCCCGTTGTAATTCCAGATATGCTATTGACTTATAAAAATTAAGTCTTAAAATAGAAACGCAGGGAGACTCGTCAGGGTCCTCTCTGCACTTCTTATATATAAAATCTTTAGTCATCATATTCTCTTTGGTATAGCGCCGCAAGACTCTCACTGCTTAGCAGTTGCTCTTTCCTCCGCCACTTTGCATTGGTTCAATCCACGGGCTTTCACCGTATTTTGCCGCTCCTCGCTATACCCTTGCAAGTCCGTTTCTTTACTCTCCCTATCGGCTAGGAGTGGACTTTTTAAGAGTTCCCGTCTCTCAGAAGCACCCCATTTCCGCCTCTGTAGCCCTCTGGTAATATCGTACCAGCAATCCACCCTAATTGCCAAGAGTATATATTCAATCTTATTCTTTGCAAGTGTCAAAATCGAATAAGACAAGATTTAATATAGTCTTTAAGTGTTTTTTGATAAAGGGCTTATAGGGGATTAGTTTAATCCTTTCTCTTAAAATGTCTCTTTTTCCTGAAAGCTTTTATACTTCCATAGGTTCTTCCGGTCATATACATTGCTTGAGTTTTGCTTATTTTCTCATCTAACATTATTTTTATTTCCCAATCTTCAAACAATTTATGACATTGCATACCTTCCCTATTCTTAATAATAAAATCCAGAATAATCTGCTTTCGAATATTGGGTAAAAAATCAGCACTGATAAACTTTAAAACCTCTTCCGGCTTCTTATTACATAATTTAGTTTGAAAAAACCAAGCCTTATTAGTTGATAGTAAAAACATAACAATTCTCCGAGCTTCATTAGTAAGCTTTCGATAATCACCTATTCCGTTCAGATAGTCTATAACCTGCTCTAGCGATTCTGCATACTTTTTAAGAGTCTCCTTCTTTGCCTCTGAGAAAGAATTGTTTAATAAAACTTCCCGGTATCTTTTCTCATACCATCTAACCTTATTCTTTAAAGGCATATCATAAGGCGCCCTGAATTCTCCTTCAAGACTTCCATTATCTATAATACTCATTTATTTCTCTCTTCCTTAAAGTAAATTTCCATTCCATACTCAACGGGATAACCTTCTTTTATTCTTTCCTTCATATACTTTTTAGCAATAAGAATTGCCTTTTTAAGTTCTGAAGCTATGTCTATTAATTCGTGCCAATCAGATTCCATATCACAGGTAGAAACTTCAAACTTACCTTCATTATTTTCTACTATTTGAACATAATCGTTACTACTCATCATTTGCCTCCTTAATCTTTTCCCATCTATTTCCAAAACAAAGATACTGCATCCATCTCCAGAAAAAATTTGGTGGTTTTTTAACAGATAAAACCATAGCACTTTCTTCACCGAATAAATAACATTTCCAAGTATAATGAGTATTTTCAACCATTACTATTACTTCTTTCTCTTCAATTTCATTCATCTTTCACCTCCTCTTTAAATACCATAAACAATATAATTGCAACTAAAATACAAACAATTATAGAAACAAAATCTACTAAAATATTCACTTTTATCTTCCACGAGATGGTAATGTGATATAAATCCCAAACCATAAGTCCAGTTGCAAAAGGAAACCAAAGACACGATATAAAAAGGAATAAATGACAAAAAAACTTTTTCATTCTTTCACCTCCAATAATTTCTTTACATTTCCTAATATTGTGGCTGCTTGATACGCCTTTGCTCCATTTGGGTCTCCAAGTTGTGCTTCATTCAACCATTCTAAGGCTTCGTTTATCTTTTTAATTAAGTCATTTTTCACCTTTCCTTCATCTTCTAAGGGACACCAAGAAGGAACTTCTTTATCTTCTAAATGAATTTCATGTCGTTCATCATCAATTCTACACCACCAATTTCTTATTTTTGAAGTGGTTTCTTCGTAATTGAATAAACGATTCGGACAACCTAAACAATTTTCTATACGAATTATCTTCATTTATTTCACCTCCTCATAATCCTTTAACATTTCTTTTGTTGGATACCATTCAGGCAATAGTTCTTTAACGATGTATCGAGGAACTACCTTTGAGGTATCAATATTCATATTCACACAATAGTTCATTAGTCTTTTAAATTCCCTTATACAATAATCAAGATTAAATTTGATTATTTGATTTGCTTTCTGCTTCAAGTAGTCATAATCAGTTATACTCTCATAAAATTTATCTATATCTTCCCTACTTGCCTTAACAAGCCAATTCTTATGATGATAATAGCAGAGTGTGATTCCATTGCCTCTATCTTTCATCTCGTTCCCCTATATCCCATCTCACAGTTTTATTGTCTCGCCCTATGATATGATGTGCATCGTTATATTTATTGGGTTTTGCTTTATCTCCTTTTTCTTGTAAACATTTTTGACAAATAAAATTATCACGAGTCCTGACTATAAGTGACCAAAGAGAATCATTTATCTCAACAAGTCTCTTCTTTGTAATTTCTCTCATTTCTTCACTATGTGTTTATTGTAATGAAAATCGTGTTGTTCCTCATCTTCTAATGGACACCAAACAGGCAAATTTTCTCTATTATCCAATATCCTATAATTTGCCGTATTGCGACAATAATAAGAATTTGCCGCATACATACGACAATAGGGACATTCCTTACAACTATTAACTTTTATTATCTTCATTTCAACCACTTCCTTTTAAACTTATTAAATGACTTTATAAAATCCTTTTCATCAATATCCCCACTTTTCCACCATTCATAATCGTGAAGTAATGAAGATAAATCGGTTAGAAGTCGTTTCAAAATTCTCTCCTCTGTGGAGAGTTTTATTTTTTTATTCAAATCATAATCATATTCAATATCTGCAAGAAGTTCATTTAACTTTGAATAAAAATAATCAAATCTTCCTCCACTCATATTGTTTCCCTCCACTCTAACTGCCCACCGAAATGTTTAATAAAGTAATTAGCTTGCTCAAAATTCCATTTATCACCTTTAAGAGGCTCTTCTGTCCAGAATTGATACCAACCCGTATTTTCAACTCTGTTATTTCCGTTTTCATCTGTACCTGCATATCTTATTTCTGGTTCGAATTCTCCAAATTGACCATCAGAAGTTAGAACAAAAATTGACTTTGATTTTGGAGCAACTTTGTCCCTATTCCAAATTGCTATTATCTTCATATCTTCACCAATTTATTTTTTTGAAGTTCGTCCCAAAATTCCCGAACTCCTAAATTAAATCGTTTTTTAGTTATTTGATTTGCAAGTTCAATTTCATTAGGATAATAATTTCTAATTACTTCTATCTTAAACTTAAACCCTGCTTCATGAGGTTTTTCATTAGTCCAATTAATTTCATACTCTCTAACAAATAAGGTCGCCGTAAGGTCTTCATCTATCTTTGCGTATATGCCAAATTCCTTATCTACATCTTGGTCTTCAGCATAAAAATACATTGGAAGTTTTATTTTTATCGGCTCAATTGTTGTTTTTGTAACATTAATCTCTATTTCTCTCATATCTCCTCCTTTCGTATTAAATAAACACATAAATTAACTAAGAAAAAAAATCCACCTTTTTTAGTAAAAGCTTCAGTAGTTAGATAATTAAACAATTCTTGTTTGCTCATCTTCTTCATTTCTGCTATTTTTTCTTCGTAGATCGCTTTCATTTATGCCCCCCTTATAAATTTTTAATCTCTTTCTTGTAATCTTCCTGCTCATATTTAAAATATCTAAGTTTGCACAGGAAATTTCCAGCACGGGGACACATTATGACAAATTTACTTAATCCAGCCACATTGATCTCTACTTCAGCCTTGTCTTCTGCAAATTCTAATGGTAATCCTTTCTGTCGATTAACCCGGTCAAAATATTTCTGATTATGAAAGTAGTTGCATTGAAATAGAAAGTCTCCTTCCTTAGCATGTCGTACCTTATACTCTATGTAATTATGGCATACCTTTGACATGTAATCACTGTCAGAAAGGTTCTTCAATTCTCCTTCAACTATAGGAATAAATTGCCTAATCTCTTTCTGAATTTTAGAAATGGCTTCTAAATGCTCTTTTAAACTTTCTTCCGTTATAATTTTTTCCACTCATCCCTCCTTAACATGAATTACCTTCTGGAATTGATTTCCCTCTTTTAAGCCACCAATCCATTACATCTTGGCCAGATTGCCAAATTGTACTTGGCCTTTTTCTATTTCTTAGCATCTTATCAAAAGCAAATAGATAAGCTCTGTAATAATTTGGCCATCTAATAAAATCTGCTTCTCTTTGTTTAGGGGTTTTCATAGGACAACCAATACAACCAATTCTTGTAAAACCTTCGTCATATAACTTACAATGAGGCAAATTAAACTTTCTATGAAATTCCCAAACCTCATTTTCTGTCCAGTTAAAAATAGGATTATAGAGAATGTGATTAGATTTAACATATTCAATCCTCTTTCTTTTTGAGCGTCTCATACTTTCGCTTGCCCTAATCCCTGTTATAATATGTCCATCATAAATTTCCTTGAGATACTTACAACAATAACGCCATCTTGATGTTGGAGGATAACCATAGCCTCTTTTTGCAATAAGCGCAAATATAGTAATTGGTGGTTGTTTAATTTCAATTTCAGGATAATAATCTCTAACAAACTTAATCACTTCTGGAGGGTCAATTGAAGTTAATCCAAAATAAGCATGGAATTTAATCTTGCTCATTTTTGCAAGTTCATAAATCACTTGGCTATCCTTGCCTCCAGAAAAACCTAAAAGATAACCCTCAGAAGGTTCATTTGCTTTTATAAATTCAATTGCTTCTTGAATATAAAAATCTAAATACAATCCTGTTCTTTTTAATTTAAACATTCTTAATCTCTTTTTTAGCTTCACGGGTTTTTTGTGAAATAGCTAAACGATAATTTCCATAATCTTCCTCGGTAAAATAAACAAGTCGATTCTTTTTAGATTCTTTAAAAGCTTCCATAAAGATATCGGCCCTTGCCATTAAATCTTCAAATTTTCTATAATCAAGATTAGGATTCTTAGTCAACCATTCAGTAAAACTTATTGCCTTTACAGATGATTCAGCCATCCAGTTACCAAAGTTGCGATACACGCTTGCACTTGTTATCTTTTTTATCCAAAAACCTTCTGGATCGTGTGTAAGCCGCCATTCTATACCTTTCTTTATTATTTCCATAGGATAACAATCAAGAAGCATTTTAAAATATTTCATATCAACTGGCGTAGGCTGCGCTGGTATATTTCTGAATTCATAAAACCATTTTGCTAATAAGTAAGGTTTTGAAATTTGAATTTTTTGAGGATCTTTTTGCGCTATTCTTTTTTCTTTTGTAATAGTTTCTT